AGAGGGTGTTGCCGAGGAAGCAGGGTTCGGTGGAAATCTAACCGAATACTCAGCTTCTTTCTCCTCGTCCACTGCCCAATCTACTTATGACTTGCAGGACATTATATACAGCGCATCCCTAAACAACGAAGACAACGGAACAGGAAACCCAGTCCCCTTCAGTGGTCTTGTAGGGAACAACAAGGTCAAAATAACAAGAGTCTTCTACAAAACTCCACAAGCAATGTGGCGCTTCTTCGGCTATTACGGTGGCATCAATGTTATTGGTAATATGATGACATATGGTCAGTTTGCAGATGACTCAACCTTTGAGATTATTCCTGCGTGGCAGAATAAGATGCAGGCTATGGCATACGAAGACCACATCTATACCCGCATATCTCATTATTCTTACGAGCTACACAACAACCATTTAACTCTTTATCCGACTCCTGATGGCCGATTTACGGATAACTATTGGGTTAAGTTTACTATTGAGAGAAACGCTTGGGAAGACGACCCAGACGGGATTAGGGAGTCGGGTGTTGACGGAATAAACAATATAAACTCTCTCCCATTTGACAATATCGCCTACTCTAGTATCAATGCTATTGGCAAACATTGGATCCGTAGATATGCTTTGGCGGTCAGTAAAGAGATGTTAGGGCAGATTAGAGGCAAGTTTGGGGGGTCCATCCCCATCCCAGGTGACAATATTACTCTAAATTCTTCTGACCTCTTATCGCAGGCTAAGGACGAGAAGACAACATTAGTCGAGGAACTTAAGAAGATTCTTGAAGAAACAACATACCTACAGTTGATGAAAGACGATGCTGAACTTCTGGAAGCAACAGGAAAGATTTTGGAGGAGACACCATCTCCTATCTTCGTGGGGTAACATAAATGGCAAACGAATGGTCACAACCCGATGCTCCTCCTTCTCCGCTCTTTGCAGGGAAGAAAGAAAGAGATCTGGTTAAGCAGGTCAATGACGAACTTATTGAAAGAGTCGTTGGGCAAACTATTGCTTATTACCCCATAGACCTAGAGAGAACCTATTTTCATGATCTTTATGGAGAAGCGATACAAAAGACCTTTCTACCGCCAGTTGCGGTTAAGGCTTTAGTTGAATACGAAGGGCTCAAAACGGAATACACAAAAAACGTTGGTCTCGACAAGACACAGGGATTGACTATACATTTTCACAAGAGAAGGCTCACAGAAGACCAAGACCTGTTTGTGCGAGAGGGTGATTTTGTCTTATATGGTGATTCTTTCTATGAAATTGTCACTCTATCTGAACCAAAACTTATATATGGACAGATAGATCATAAATTAGAAATATCTGCTAAGTGCATAAGAGCACGGGAGGGACTGTTCGATGGCACCTGATAGAAAATATACCAGAATACCAGGTGCAAATAGAAACTTGAAAGAAGTCTCTTTCATGCCTTCTACAGTTGAGACAATTGACCGGGCCTTTCTTGACTTTATCGACAATAAGTTGGATATTTTCTCTACAACTAACAAGGGATGGGAAAAGGTACCTGTTTTATGGGTCTCAGCCGAGCGAGCGTTCCAGATCAAGCGTGACAAAGGCCTTAGAGACTCTAAGGGTATCCTCAAGCTGCCTTTAATCACGATTGAGCGTAAGGGTATGAAGAAGGACCCTAGTATGAAAGGAGTAGCATGGGCACATATACCTGAGGTTAACGATAATAAGGGTGGTGCTCTCACGGTTGCGAGGAGAATCAAACAAGACAAGACAGCTAATTTTCTAAATGCGGATACCTATAGGAAAGAGGGTTCAATGAGCGCCGCAGACGTTGGAGAGGGGCAGCTAAACTTTCCAAATACGGCCACGAGCAAGGTTGTTTATGAAACGGTCACTATGCCTATGCCTACCTATGTCGTTGTGGACTATGATGTGGTAATTAGAACTGAATATCAACAGCAAATAAACGATATCATCACTCCCTTTATCACAAAGACGGGTCAAATTAATAATTTTGTGATGAGGCAGGAAGGCCATATGTTTGAGGGGTTCATACAGGGAGATTTTAACCAACAAAGTAACGTCGCCCAACTCAACGAAGAGGAGAGGATGTATGAGACTCCTATAAAGATAAAAGTTCTGGGTTATCTAGTTGGAGAGGGGCCAAACAGAGAAAGGCCAAAGTTAACGTTTAGAGAAAACGCAGTCGAGGTCAAAATCCCCCGAGAACAAGTCATTTTTGGTGACATTCCGGAGTTCGATTCCACCAGGACCATCGACCTGTTTTATAAAGAGTAAATTGTGCTTTGCGTTTTTAAAATACTATTTATTAGGTGAAGACATCTAATTAGGAGAATTGACCCTATGGCTGAAAGAAAGTTTAGATTTGTGTCCCCCGGCATTTTCATTAATGAGATCGACAACTCACAGTTGCCGAATGACTTGCCCGACGTTGGGCCTATTATTGTTGGACGTGCGGAACGTGGACCTGCTATGAGGCCCGTCAGAGTTAGTTCTCCTTCAGAATTCGTGGAATATTTTGGTAATCCTCTGCCTGGTGGCAGGGGTGACGACGTTTGGCGTGATGGAAACTACGTTGGTCCCACATACGGAGCCTATGCAGCCATGGCTTACCTTAGAGCGGGAGTTGGACCTGTCAACTATGTCCGATTGTTAGGGACACAACACGTAGAAGCTACCACAGCAGGCTATGCTGGTTGGGATACGACCTTGGCTCCCAGTGCTACTTACGGTAGTGAAGGTGGGGCTTATGGTCTGTTCTTGTTTAACTCCGGTTCGGGGGTCACATATGATAAAGATGTTGGCAATGGTAGGTTGGCAGCTGTTTTTTATACTAACGGCGCTAGTTTTACACTAAGCGGAAGCAGAGCAACGGTTGCTGCTCCCGATGACCAGGGATCACTTCAATTTATTGAATCTTCTGGGGCTGGTATTGAATTTACCGGTGTTGTAACCGGTAGTAATCTCACGGAATATAAGACTAACTTTAACTTTGATCGAAATTCATCCAAGTACATCAGAAAAGTATTTAATACAAATCCACAACTTCAGGGTGGTGATGGGCCCCATACTGACACGGGCAATATCCCTAATCTGGGGAGCAAGTATTGGCTTGGTGAGACATTTGAAAGGTTTGCCACTACCTCTACTACTGGTGACCCTGATAAATTTATCACAAGCACTACAGCTGGAGATGTTTACGGTATCGTGGTTCCTCTAGCAACGGGAACTGGTCTTGCTGCGAACTATGGATACAGGAGACGAGGTTTCGGCGACCCAGAGACCGGGTGGGTCTTTTCGCAGAACACTTCAACTACTTACGGAAGTTTTGACGCACAGTCAAGTACTCAAAAATTATTTAAGATTAAGGCACTTAATCACGCCGAGTGGGCCTCCAAAAGCCTAAAGATCTCTATTTCAGACATTAAGGCATCAGTCAACGACTTGGATTCCTATGGCACCTTTACGGTCCTTGTTAGGAGAGCAAGCGATAGTGATAACGTGCCCGAAATTGTCGAGCAGTACACAGGTTGTAACCTCAATCCTGCCTCAGAGAATTATGTTGCCAAAAAGATAGGTGACAAGTACATGAGTTGGAGCACAACTCAGAAGCGCCTGCGCCTGTATGGCGAATTCAACAACATGTCAAAATATATTTACATTGAGATGGGGTCTGAAGTCGCAGACGGCACAGCAGATGCCTCTTTGCTTCCGTTCGGCTTCTACGGCCCAATTAAGCCGAAAGATTTTACTGTCTTTTCGGGCAGTACGGCCACCTTTGCACATGGTAGCACGACTACTGCCGGAACGCAGATTGTCACCTACGCCACAGGTTCTAGCGCAATTTTGCCAAATGATGCGAACATTCGAAGTGACCTAACTTCCACCGGATTTATGTCTGAATTGGCAGATGGAAGTGGTAATGAATTCACCGCTTCTTTCCAGTTTCCTAAGCTTGCTCTTCGCAATAGCGCTTCAGACGGGGGCGTTTCAAATCCTAAGGATGCTTTCTTTGGGGTCCAAACTACCCTCTCCTATAACAGTAAAAGATACGACCCTGGTTACATTGATTACCTGAGGCCCGCTCCAGGGACTAGCGCAGCGTTTACGCCCACTGAGAACACTGCTATGGAATACTCATTCATCTTTACTTTAGACGATATTAGCGGGTCGCAGGGCGTTCATACGTCCGGTTCTGCACAAAGCAGCACTTCTCTGAACGCGGTGAATGCAGCGCACACATCTGTTTTAGATAATGGTTATAATAGATTCACCATGCCCTTATGGGGTGGCTTCAATGGCGTCGATATCCAAGAGATGGAGCCGTTCAACAACCAAACTATTACTGCATCTCCAGCCGAGAAGGGCAATTACGCCTACTACACCCTCAAGAGAGCCATCGACACTGTGGCAGACCCAGAGTTTGTTGAGGGCAATATGCTCTCTGTTCCGGGTGTGTGGCAGCCTGTCGTTACAGATCAGGTAATTGCAGTTGCAGAATCTAGAGCAGATGCCCTGGCTGTTATTGACATTGAGAATGTATATGTGGCGAACACCGAAACAACGGATAATTTCGAGAGTCGTGTTCAGACGGTTGCTAGCGCGGTTAGCAGTCTCAAGAACAGAAGAATTAATTCTTCCTACGCCTGCACGTTCTACCCGTGGGTCAGAATTAGAGATGATATTTC